GCATTTATAAGCCCAAGACCAGGTTCAAATCCTCGACCAGCGAGGCGGACCGGTTTTACGCCATTACCGGCCAGGCGGTAATCTCGGTCGGCGAAGCGCCGCAGACGCGCGATCATTTGTTTTTCCAGAACTTTCACGTCAAGGATTGTGTCTGGCTGGAGAACGAGCTGGGCGAGGTCGATCACTTGCAGCGCCGCGCCAAGATGTCGGCGCGCGTAATGAAGAAGCGCTTCGGCGCGCGTGGCAATCTGCATCAGAGCGTGCTCAAGGCTGCTCTGAAGGCGCCCAATGAAGAGTTCGACGTCGCGATCATCACGATGCCGCGTGAGGAATATGAGGGTTTCTCGGCCGGGCGCAAGTCTGATGCGCCGGAGCAGAGCAAGCTTCCCAAGGGGCAGAAGCTGGAATTCGTGCGGTGCTACATCGACAAGTCGAATGAGCAGTTGATTCAGACGGATTACATCCGTCGCTTTGACTATGCTGTGCCGCGCTGGGCCCGGCTGATGGGCACGCAATATGCGTTCTCGCCGGCCGCTATGACGGCGCTGCCTGATGCGCGCATGGCGCAGATGCTTTCGCAGATCATTCTCGAAGCCGGCGAGAAGGGCATCTCGCCGCCGCTCATTGCCCGGCAGGAGTCCGTGATTGGCGGTCCCAGTATCGAGGCGGGCGGGATTTCCTGGGTTGATATTGAGGGGGACGGCAAGCTTAGCGATGTGCTGGCTCCGCTCAATCTCGATCCGGATATGCGCGTTGGTTTCGAGATGCGGCAGGATCTGCGCGAGATGCTGTCCAGGGCGTTCTTTATCGACAAGCTGACGCTGCCGGAAGCCGGCAAGCAGATGACGGCTTACGAGACGGCGCGGCGGCTTGAAGAGCATTCACGCGCATTGCTGCCGCTGATCGGTCCGATGCAGTCCGATTACAACGTCAAGCTGCTCGATCTTTCCTACGAGACGCTGGTGGACATGAAGCAGGTCGACTTTATGGACATGCCCGGCGAGATGGAGGGTGTCGATTTCACCTGGGCGTTCGAAACTCCGATTCAGGAAAATGAGCAACGCCTGATCGTCGAGCGCTTCATGGAAACGCTTGGCGTGATCACTTCGGCCAGAGAGCTCGGTCTGGCCAGTATGCCGATCGATCTGGATCGTGCAACGGCCGAGGCCATCAGCAATATCGGCGTTCCGACGGGCTGGCAGATTCAGGAAGAGCAGCGCAAGGCCGATGCCGAGCATGGCCAGCAGGTCCAGCAGCTCGAAAAGACTGTCATGGACGTTGGCGCAGTGGCGGGCGTGGCCGAGCAGGTCGGCAAGGCCGGTCAGGAGCTTGGTCTGCTTGCGCCGCCTGGCGGCGGCGGGCAGCCCTCTCCCGCGGGGGGAGAGGGCGGGGGTGAAGTGTCGCCGATCGCGGCTGCGGCAGCGGGTGGAGCGGCCGGTAATAATGTCGTTCCATTCGATCCGTCACAGCTTGGCGGAATGGACATGGAGAATAATCAGGGAATGACGGATGTGCAGATGCGTGAGCTGCGCGGCATGTTCCGGCGCATGGAAACCAGCCTGGCGACGGCCATGGAAGCCCTGACGCAGCCGCGCGAGATTGAGTTGGTGAAGGACAAGGCCGGCAAGATTACGGGCGCGCGCTCGGCTGTGGCTGGCAAGAAACGTGAAAAGGACGCGGCATAATGTCGAAGGGCAATACTTTTGAGCGAGATCTTTTACAGCTCTTGTTAAACGCAACGCCGATTTCACAGATCGCGGACAATGCGTCATCGTCCGCGGCGGTGGATATCTGGGCAAGCCTGCATTCGGCAGATCCGGGCGAGACCGGTACGCAGGGTACCAATGAGGTTGGTTATACCGGATATACGCGCATTGCCGTAACGCGCTCGACGGATGGCTTTTCCATTACAACGGGTGGCACGGCTGGAGCTTCGGCTGCGCCGCGTTCGGCAATTTCCTTTCCGCAGAACACATCGACGTCGACCGGTACGATTTCGCATTTTGCTCTCGGGCTGTCCTCCGGATCGACGGCCGGCAAGCTGTTCTATAAGGGGACGGTAACGCCAAATATCAGTTTTGCCCAGAATGTGACACCGCGCCTGACGACGGCGAGCTCGTTCAGGGAAGATTGATATGGGGCTGATCATACCGAGGGGGCCGGATTGGAATGCTTGCACAACAAATTTAATCGCGAGTTCCGTTGCAACAAATGCAATTGGGACATCAGTGACAGCCGGGGCTAATGACAGTGACGGTTCCGTCGTTTCGGTATTGGCCGCACTGTCTCATGATGTTGAATATTTGGTTATAGGTGCAAGCGCTTTCACTGTGGGTGGAGGGGATTCGTCCGTATTGCTGGATATCGTCATTGATCCAGCCGGGGGGACGAATTGGATTGAATTCATAAATGACCTTCTGGTCGGCTGGTCCAGCGCATATTCGCAATTAATTCCCGTCGCTCGCTGGTTCAATTTTCCGATATTTATTCCTGCTGGCGCTTCCGTTGGCGTCCGCGCTCGTGCCGCGCACAGCTCAACCGTGACTGGCGAGGTTATCATTCACGCATATGGAGGCAATGCTAATCCGGCTTCATGGTGGTGCGGGCAGGGCGTGGAATCGATTGGCATCAATGCCGCCGCTAGCAGCGGGACGTCGATATCATCAGGGGCTTCGGGAAGTTTCGGTTCATGGGCCGATCTTGGTTCCCCGCTATCGAGGGATTGCGGAGCCTTGCAGTTCATGGCTCAAGGCCAGCCGGGTGTGACCGCAAGCGTAAATGTTGCCTTTATTTATGAGCTTGGCGTCGGTGACACAAGGATAGGTTCGCCGATTCAGGGGACGAACAACACGGCAGAATCCGGGCTGGCCACATTATCTGGGCTGATATTTAAAAATATTGGCTCTGGAACGCAACTTAGAGCGAGAGGCGCAAACAGTTCTGCAGGTGCCATTGATTTTGATTGTGCCGCTTATGCTGTTTACTGAGAGAGGCTCACATGACCATTAACATTTCAGCCTTTAGCGGTGCGGCTTCGACCATATCAACGGCTGAGCATTCGATGACGCAGAATTCATCGACTGGCGTTGGCAGTAGCACATCGGTCGGAATATTCCAGCCGTTCATCGATCTCAATGCGATGACGAGCGGCGATGATTTCATGTTTCGTGCCTATGAGACTGTGTCGACATCGGGCGGAACGCAGCGTGAACTGTACAGCGCCCATTTCGCCAATGCGCAGGCGTCGCCGGTCTGGGCTGGGCCATCGCTCATTCTTGGCGTGGGCTGGGATATGACGCTGACCAAGGCGACGACGGGCGCGACGAATCGTGTCATCCCGTTTCGGATAGCATCGGTCTCGTAAATGAGCTGGCTTTATCAGCCGCTTCTGCCGGGCGGTGCGCAGCAACAGGCGGATGCAGGTGGCGGGACGGAAGATGCCGATGCGCTTTCACAGGGGCAGGCCAGTCCGGAGGCAGTCGGTGAGAGTTTTGCCGATGGGGCGGGTCTATCATCTGGCAATGCCATTCCTGAAGCCGTCGGTGCGGCTATTCATGATGCTGACGCTCTAACGCAAGGCTCAGCCAATCCAGAGGCAGTTGGGGCTACGGCGAATTTTCAGGATGGTGCCGCCTTGTCGTCTGGTGCGGCAAGCCCTGAAGCGTCCGGTGAAAGCTTCGCAGACGGTACTGGTCTGAGTGAAGGCTCGGCCAATCCTGAAGCGGTTGGCGCAAGCGAGATATTTGCCGATGGGGATGCCTTATCGCAGGGGCAGGCTGATCCTGTGGCCGTTGGTGCAAGCCTTGCTGATGGCGCTGGCTTATCTGAGGGCATAGCTAGTCCGGAAGCGGTTGGCGATTTTGACATTCCGGATCGTCAGCCTCTCGCGATCGGCGGATCGGGCGTGCGTGGTGAGGCCAGTGCCTGGCACAAGCCGCACAAGACGCGCGTGCGCCAGCGTAAGCCGCGCCAGATCAAGGTCATCAAGGTCGGCAAGTGGCCGGAAGAGGTCAAGCCGAAGCAGTCGGCACCGGAGCGGATCGATTACAGCAAGATCATCGACTTGCAGGATCCGGAAGAGCTTGCTGCGGCCGAAGAGGAAGAGGCGCTGCTCGCCATTCTGGCGCTCGCCGCATAATTTCACGCATAATTTCGGGGAAATCATGTCGAAATGGAAAGATCCACTCCCGTGGTATCCGCGGGAGCGCCCTTGGTTGCCGCCCTGGTATGACGAGACCGTCATCTATGCGGTCCGGGCCGTTCATGAAGGCACGGCCAACAAGGGTCAGCAACAACTGTTCTGGCGCTATCTGATGTATGTCTCGGGCGGCACGGATGAATTTTCCGATCTGTCCTTTCGCCCGGATGGCGAGGGCGGTGAGCGCGAGACGGTGTTTGCCGAGGGCAGGCGTTTTGTCGGCATGATGATCCGCAAGCTGCTCCGGCCCGAAGTGATGCTGAAGCCGCAGCCTGAATCTCGGTTCAAGCATCCGCATTTCAAATCAAAGGAAAAGGGGAATTGACGATGGCAGCATCTGTAAAGCCGCGCATGTCGGTTGATGAAAAAGAATGGCAGGCCGAAATGGATGTCAGCACTGTGGTCCAGTACAACAAGATCATGGCCGATCCGGCGCGTAAGAAGGCCATGCAGGCCAAGGCCAGGAAGATGAAGGAAGGTCTCGATAAGGCGGCTGGAGGCGCGAAATAATGCCACCGGAAGAAAGAATGCCAATCTCGGCCGAAGATCTCAACGGCATCGATACGAGCGATGCCGGCAATGATGAAAACGGTGGCGGTGATCCGCCAGCAGGTAATGAAGGCGGCGACAAGGGCGGCAATGCGCCGTCCGACGGCAAGCCCGGTGATAAGCCCGGCGACACGGCGGCTGCCGATCCCGGCGATAACAAGGCCGCGGCTGACGATGGCAAGAAGGGCAAGAAGGCGGTAAGCGGATCGGTGTTCGATGTCGATAGCGGTGATGATCCGCTGGCTGATGACAAGAAACCATCCGATAAAAAGCCGTCCGGCAAGAAGCCTGATGATGCATCGGATGGCGAGTCCGGCGATGACGGTAAGGATTCTAAAGATCCTCCAGCCGATGACTGGCGTACTGGGATTGTCGACAAGATCACGGCCAAGCTTGAAGAGACGATGACGGCTGCGAAGCTGAAAAAGCAGCGCACAGCCATCATGAATCAGCTCAAGCGCATGAATTCGCCGGAGGAGGCGATCATTTCCGGCCTGGCCGCGAAGCAGAAGCTTGCCGAGGGCGCACACAAGGAATTGTTCCCGGTCGACGCCCCTGATGAAGAGAAGGCCGAGCGGCGTAAGGAGCTGGGTCTGCCTGCGGCCGCCGATGAATATACGATTCCGAATGTGCCCGGCCATGAATGGAAGAAGGATGACGACGGGCTGCTTGGTGAGTTCCGGGAAACGGCTTTCGGTCTTGGCCTGTCCCAGCCGGCCGTAAACGAACTTGTAAGCTGGCATGTGCGCCAATCCAAGCAGGAAGAAGAGGCGATGGAAGAAACCATGGCCTCTGGCGATGCTGCGGATCGCGAAGCCGTCGAGGATCATGTTCGCTTACAGGTTGGCGTATCCGAGTTCAAGCCGCAGATGAAAATTATCTCACGTTTGATGGATGATGCCTTTGGCGAGGAAGGCCGGCGCATTCTGACCAGCGCACGATTTTACGATCCTGAGACGAAGCGCTGGCGTTTGTTCAGCAACATGCCGCAGTTCATGGAAGGCATGGGCGAGATGGCCCGCTCGATCTACGGCGATGGCGGTTATGTCACACCGGATCAGAAGGTCAGCCTTAGCAACGAAAAAGCCGAGATCGAAAAGCTGCGCAAGGAAGATAATGACGCCTATTACCGCGTTGATTCGAAGACCGGAAAGAGCCCTGCTGATCGTCTGTTGGAAATTAAGCAGGAAGAAGAACGCCGGGAAAACCGGTATCGCAAGTAATTTCATATCATTTATTGTTCGTCCCTGATCCGGGGCGAACGTTTGTCACTTTGTGACGTAGCCGAACTGGCTCGGACACCCTGCCTTTGCAGCCCCGATGCCCCGGCATTCACTGCCTATGGATAGCTCCGGAACATTCAAGCCTCTGCAGTCCCTGATCGTCAGATTGGGATACCCTGCGCCTGGCTGATCGATCCGGCCACCCTTTTCCAGCGGCTCGAACTTCAATCTGACAATTCTTCTGGAGGTACATGAAATGACCGATTCGGCATTCATGACAATGTACCGGGAGGAAACCGTCGACCTGTTCGAGCAGGATTATTCCATGCTCCGCGTCTGTTGCGTGCAGGAAACCATGATCAAGGGCAACATTGCTACGTTCCTTGTTTCTGGTGCCGGCAGCGCCACGGCCGTAACGCGTGGGGTCAACGGTCTCATTCCGTTCTATACCGTTTCCAACGAGCAGTTCACTTGCACGCTCAAGGAAACGCACGGGCCTTTCGAGCGTACAAATTTCAATATTTTTGCGTCTCAGGGCGATCAGCGCAAGATCATGCAGAAGGCGTCTGTGACCATCATCAACCAGGACATCGATCAGGTGATTCTGGAAGAGCTGGACACAGCGACTGTGGATACCGGAACGGCTGTCAAGGCCAATCTGGATCTGGTCATGAAGGCGCGCACCATTCTTGGCAATGCGGAAGTCCCGATCTGGGAAGCCGACAGCATGTTCGGCATCATCTCGCCTGCTTTCGAGGCGTACCTGATGCAGATCCCTGAATTCTCGTCTGCGGATTACGTGGACGTGAAGGCATTCACCGGGCGCACCCGCAGAATGCGGAATTGGGCGAGCGTGAACTGGATGGTTCATCCGAACCTTCCGGCCAAGGGAACCAACGCCGAGAAATGCTATATGCTGCATCGCAACTCGATCGGCCACGCCGCCAACTCGAAAGAGATGGATGCGCGCGCCGGTTACGATGAGAAGCAGGATATCAGCTGGTCTCGCGCAACCATCTACCACAATGCGGCGCTGCTGCAGAATACTGGCGTTGTCGTGATGAATCACGATGGCAGCGAGTATGTGGGCAGTTAAGGAGGATCGATAATCATGGCGTACTCGACATCGAATGGCGCCTACCTGTTGACGCCTGGCGTTGCAGGCGGGCCGAATGTCAGCTCGACCCTCCACTCGATGAATATCTATGGGTATCAGAACACTGACGCGCTTGCGACGGTGATCGCCACTGGATATTTTTCTGATGGGGACAAGCGCGGCATGCGTCCTTTGGACGTCGTTCATTATGCCCGCCTTTCCACGGCTGGCGTGCCTCAAGCGTTTCATTCTCTGATGATTTCTTCCGTCAGCACGAATGGCGCTTCGGCGACTGTCATCGGCAGTTCGTCTTCGTAACGGATGCGGGCGGGGACAATCCCCGCCCGTCTTTTTTAAAATCAAACAGGGGTTCTCATGACAAAATATCTGCCGGCCAAGGCGCTTACCCGTGCCGATTGTGCGGATTACAAGATCACGTCTTATGTCGAGACATTGCCGCCCGGCGTGGAATTCGATGATATTTTCAATCCGCTGTTCTGGGCGCATCACAAGGGCAAGCTGAGGATCAACGACATCATCCGCCTGATCGCCAGCGACAGGTCGTTTGATGTCGATGTCACCGTTTCGCATGTCAGTCGCGGTGGGGTGACGGTTGAGCTGCGCGGCGGGCGTTTGCCGAGGGGCATTGACATTGCCGAGGCTGCGCGCCAGGCGGCGATGGCCAAGGCCAAAGAGCCGCAGCCGGTTCCGGTCAACAAGATCAGCGGCAAGCATATGATCCGCATCGATCATACGCCAAAAACCAAATGGCGTCTGATCGGTATCGATGGCAAGGAAGTCAAGCGCGGCATGGAAAAAGCCGAGGCCGAGGCCGAGCTGGACAAATATCTCAAGGAGATGAACATGTTCATTCCTGAAGGTGCTGGCGATGACAAGGATGCCGACAAAACTGGCGATGAGGGTGGCGGCGCACAGGTTTCCGAGCCGGTCGCGGCCTGAGCGGCACATCAGATAGGCGGGTATCATGGCGGACAAGCTGCGGATTTACAACGATGCGCTCTTTGAGCTCAAGACACGGCCGATCGCGACATTGACGGATGATCGGCCCGAGCGGCGCGGCCTCGATTACCTCTGGCCTTCGGTTGAAGAGTATCTGCTGGAGGCCGGGCTGTGGAACTTTGCCCTGCGCGTTGAAGAACTGCAGCCGTCCGACACGGCGGCATCCGTTTTTGGCTGGAGCTATGTCTATGAGTATCCTGATGATTATGTGAAGACCATCGCGATCTCGGAAGACCAATGGCTGCAGAGCACGCTCAAGGCGTATTCGCTCGAAAACGATTATATCATGGCCGAGATCGATCCGCTTTATCTCGGCTATGTGTCGAACGATATCGAGTATGGCCGGGACGTTGGCAAATGGCCCGGCTCGTTCGCACGCGCCTTTGCGCTGGAGCTGGCCGCACGCGGTTCTGGCAACATTGGCTCGCTCAGCATCAATGAGCGGAAGGAGCTTCGCAACGAGGCTGACAAGAGGCTCAGGACGGCGCGGTCGCGTGACGCTTTCAATCAAGCCCCGTCGCGGTTTGAACGCAGCCTGCTCGTGACGGCGCGGCGCGGCGCGTATGGCGGTACGAATGCTCAGCGGCGCACGCCTTATAGTTGATTTTTAGAGTTACAGACGGCGCGGCATTTCGCAAGGATGCCGGTGAATAAGGGCTTCCAGTAGCGCAGTTCAAACGAGTAACCCCGAAAGACCCGTAGGCGTGCCCCGCGCGCGCTGGTTAAAGCTCTTAGGGACTGCTGCCGTCTGTTCCATTCCATCGCACAATTAAAGGACTCCTGCTCATGGTTGACTCGACCAACCGGCTTGATGGCGCGCGCGCGACGTTCGGATCGAAGAAACCGGTCGCAGCCGCTTCAACCGGTGATATTCCAACGCTCAGCGGCTTCCAGACGATGGATGGCGTCAGCTTTTCCTCGACCAGCGATAATCTGCGCGTGCTGGTCAAGGACCAGACTGCGGCCGAGCAGAACGGCATCTATGAGCAGGCGTCATCGGCCTGGACGCGCGCGAAAGACTTTGACGGTAATACCGATCTGATCAAGGGCACGCCGGTATGGGTCGCTGAGGGCGGCACCATCAACGGCGGCAAGGCTTATGAGGTCGTGTCAGACGATCCGCCCAATGTTGGCGTGGACGATCTAGAGTTCCGGCAATGGCTGCTGGATAAATTCACGGCCAACAATACGGTTGCCTCGGCCAGCACCGTCAATCTGAACAATGTCGACGGTGATTTCATTACCGTTACCGGTACGACGCAGATTGTTACCATCACGTTGGCGGCTGGAAAAATGCGGGTTCTGCATTTCGAGAGCAGTCTGGTGCTGTCCGCCTCGATAGATTATCTGCCGGGCGGCGGCAATACGGACACGGGATCGATCACGACGCGCGCCGGCGACATCATGGTGATTCGCGCGCTGTCGGGCGGCATCATTCGCGTCATTGGCTATTTTCGTAAGGATGGTCATCCACTGATCGTTCAAGAGCGCACGATCGCCTCGGCGAGCACGGTGGAGCTGGACCAGAACAGCACGATCGAGACATTCGAGCAGTGCTACAAGATCACCGGCACGACGACGATCAACAGCTTCGGCAGCGGGGCCAATACGCCTGTCGGCGCAATCAAGTGCATTCGCTTTGAAAGCGCAGGTCTCAGCATTGCCGGCATTACCGGCGCTGGGACCGGACTGCCGGACGGGATTGCGATCACGACGCTGGCCAATGACATCCTGCTGCTGCGGCGCGATTCGGACCAGACGTGGCGGGCGATCGGCTATTTCCGGGCGGACATGCATCCGAATGTTTCAGGCGATACGACGCTGGCATCCGCGGCCACGACGGACTTGGGCTCGCTGCGGCAGGATTCCATCTCGATTACCGGCACGACGACGATCACGTCATTTGGAACGAGCGCACCGACGGGCGCGAAAAAGTTCCTGCGCTTCGCCGCATCATTGTTGCTGACGCATAACGGTACATCGCTGATCATCCCTGGCGGGCAGAGTATTCAGGTGTTTGCCGGCGATCGCGCCATTGCCCAGCATGAAGGCTCCGGCAACTGGCGCGTTCTCAATGTGACGCGCGCCGCGCCGCGGGCGGCGGTTTATCCGAGCGATGGGGCAACGGCGTCATCAACGGGCGGCGAGGATGATCTGCTCAGCCACAATCTTCCTGCTGGACGGCTTGCAAGCTCCGGGCATGCGGTGCGTATTCAGGCGTGGGGCGTTGCTGCGGCGACGACGATCGCCAAGCGCGTGCGGCTGTATTTCGGATCGCAGGTGGTTCTCGATAGCAGCAATCTGGTCATGAATGATGTGGCCTGGCGCGCGGAAGCGCTGGTCACACGCGTCAGCACCGTTGCGCAGCGCGCCAGCGGGCTGTTCACGCAGGGGTCAACGCTTCCGATCACGGCTGCGATCAACACGACGCAGGCCATGGGCTCAACGCTGGAAATCAAGGTTACGGGACAGGCTACGGGCAGCACCTCGGCCGCCGAGTTGACGGCGCGCGGGCTATTGGTCGAAGCGCTGGGGGTCTGACATGCCGCAAGTTGATGTCCTGACGCATCTGTTCAATGCCGGCGAGGTTTCTCCGGCCGCGTTGAACCGGGTCGACAAAGAGCGCATTCAGCTTTCGGCTGAAGAACAGGTCAATCTGTTTCCGTATGTGATCGGCAAGGCGATCATGCGGCCGGGCACGCAATATCTCGGCGCCACGATTTCCGCGCGCTCGCGGCTCATTCCCTTTGCACGCTCGATCGATGCACGCGCGCTGCTGGAGCTGGGCACGAATAGCGGCGATGATGGCAAGCTGCGCGTTTATGTCGATGATGCACCGGTCACGCGCCCTTCGGTCACAAGCGCTTTGACTAATGGCGACATGTCCTCGGCAACCGGTTGGACCGTGACAACTGTCGGCGGCGCCTCGGCAACATTTGGGTCCGGTGTCGAGCTCAGCGCGCCGGCCCAGGGCGGCTCGGTTATCATCCGGCAGGCGGTCACGACGTCTTCTGCTGGAACGGAACATGCGCTACGCATTCAGGTGACGCGCGGCGAAGTGCTGTTCCGCTGCGGGTCGAGCGCCGGTGATGATGATTACATCAGGGAAACAACGCTCGGCGAGGGTGTGCATTCGCTGGCTTTCGAGCCGTCAGGAACCTACCATGTCTGGTTCAAGTCTCAATCGCCTTATAACGTAATCGTGAATTCCTGTCTGGTTGAATCGGCCGGCATCATGGAAGTCGATGCGGATTGGGATCTCGATACGCTGCGCTCGATCCGGTACTCGCAATCGCTGGACGTCGTTTTCTGCGCCATGCGCGGCAACAGACAGTTCAAGATCGAACGGCGCGGCAGCAGTACGACCGATCTGCGATCCTGGTCCGTGGTGGATTACTATTCTGATAATGGCCCGTTCACATTGGCACGAACGGCCGACGTCAAGCTGACGCCATCGGGCACGCAGGGCAACATCACCCTCTCGGCTTCCGCCAACTTCTTCCGGGCAACGCATGTTGGCACGTTGTTCAAGCTCACGCATGAAAACGTCAACGCCACCTATCGGCTGGCGGCGGTCGGTGAATATACGAAGACCATTCGCGTCGTTGGCATCAAGCCTGATTCCGGTAATAGCGATCGCAATTTCGATGTGGTGACATCAGGAACCTGGTCAGGCACGCTGCGCATTCAGCGTTCGTTCGACAGCGAATTCTCCGGGTTCGAGGATATCGGATCGGACATCACGACCAACACGACAACCAGTATCGATGAGGATGACGACAACGCCATCGTCTATTATCGCGTCATCATGACCGCCTACACATCAGGCGTGGCCGTCGTCAATATCCAGTATGATCAGGACAGAGGCTCTGGCATCTGCCGGGTGACGGCCTTTTCGAGCGCGACCAGCGTCAGCGCCGAAGTGCTTAGCGATTTCAGCGATGTTGCCGCAACGGAAGACTGGCTGGAAGGCGAATGGAGCACCGTGCGCGGGTTCCCGACGGCTATTGCGCAGTTCGATGGCCGATTATTCTTTGCCCGCGATGACCGGTTCTGGGGCTCAGTCTCGGATTCGTTCTATTCTTTCACGCTGGACGTCGACGGCGACAGCGGCTCGATCCAACGCAACGTGGCGATCGATGGCACATTTTCCGATATTCAGTGGTTGCTGGCCCTGCAACGGCTCATTCTCGGCACGGAAGGCGCGGAAGCCTCGGCGCGCTCGTCGAACTTCGATGAGCCATTGACGCCGACGGCGCTGACGCTCAAGGCCGCATCGACCTATGGCGCGTTCAATGCAACGCCGATCCGCGTCGATACGCGCGGTATCTTCCTGCAGTTGTCCGGCCAGGACATTTGCGAGATCTATTATGATGTTGAGGTGCAGGACTACGTTGCCGCGTCCCTGCTGCGCCTGCATGAGCAGCTCTATGAATCCTCGGCGCCCGGCACATATGATGACGGCTTTGTCGAGCTGGCGGTGCAGCGGCAGCCGGAAACCTATGTCTGGGCCGTGCGCGATGATGGCGTGTGCTGCATCCTGATTTATGAGCCCAAAGAGAAAGTGGCCGGCTGGATTCGTATGGTCAGCGGCCACATTACCAATCTTGAAGAAACTGTTACCGCAGACCGGATCATTTCCGTGACCGTGCTACCCGGCCAGATTGAGGATGATGTGTATTTCGTTGTCCAGCGCACGCTGAGCGATGGCGAGGGCGGCGGCGATACCGGTTATTTCTATATCGAGAAGTTGCGCCAGCACCGCGAAGTGATCCAGCGTACCTTTAACACGACGACGCGCAAGGTCACGCGCTCGGCCGGACCGTACCTGGCTGACAGCTTCATCACCGCGTCCGGGACCAGCACGGCCGGACAGACGATCACCGGTCTGGATCATCTGGAGGGCTGCGCCGTCATCGTCATCGGCCAGATCGTCGGCGGCGCTTATGGTCCGGATGGCACAACCTATACGGTGAACTCCGGCGCAATCTCGCTGACCAACGCCATGTCCGGCACGCTGGTGATCGGTCGGCCCTATTACGGGCAGTACAAGTCCGCCAAGCTGGCTTACGGCATTCCGAACGGCACGGCGCTGACGCAGCCCAAACAGGTGCAGCGCGTCGGCATGGCGTTTCTCGATATCGATCTGCGCGGGGTCAAGGTCGGGCCGTCATTTGACGATCTGTTCGCATTGCCGCAAATCCTGCCGGACTTCACCCGAATCGAGCCATCCGATGCGTTCCGCGCCACGCATGAGGAAACGCTGAACGATTTTGCCGGCAATTGGGATGCGGACAGCCGCGTCTGTCTGCAGATTGAGCCTGGCTATGCCGCGGCGATTTCCGGTCTGGTCATGGAAGTCGATGCCAACCCGCAATGATCTGCGGCTATATATAGGGCCGGCCGACAAGGAAATTTTTGGCCGGTTCTATGGCCAGCAGACTTATTGGCGCCGGGAAATCCGTGACGCCTTTTATGGCGAGGCGAATGGCGAGATTGTCGCGATTGCTGGCATCTGGCGCGATCCATCCACATTCGGCTCGGTTTTCGATGCAGAGCTTGGCCGCTGGCTGGCGTTCTTCGACGTCAAGCCGGAAGCGCGTGCGTTCGGTGCGCGGATCGTCAAGGCGATCGACGCCTATCTGCGCACGTTCGAGGGCGATCTCTATGCCCATCATGACGACCGGTTTCCGGAAGCCGCGCGCATCCTTCGTATATTGAAATTCAAGCCGACAGATGAGCTGACGGCAAATCCTTACAGGTCTGGTGAGAAGTTGAGGGTCTGGAAAAGATGGCAGGAATAGCACCTATCTTGACGATGGTCGGAACCGGGCTGAGCGTCATCGGCAAAATTCAGCAGGGCCGGTATGAAGAGGCCGCATACAAGATGGAAGCCAGAAACCTGGAAGCCCAGGGCAAGGAAGATCTCGCTGCATCCCAGCGCGAAGCGCAGGAGAAGCGCCGCGAATCGCAGCTGGCACAATCGCGCGCAATCGCCATCGCGGCCGGGTCCGGCGCGGGCGTGACCAATCCGACGGTTGTCGACATTCTGGAAGATACGGCCGGCCGCGGCGAGTATCTGGCCCAGACCGAGCTGTATGGCGGCAAGAGCCGCAAGGCTGGTTATGAAGACAAGGCGGCCGCGTCCCGGTTCAGGGGCAAGCAGGCCAAATCAGGATCGATTTTCGACGCAATCGCTACAGGCGTGAGCGGATTTAATAAGGCGTATGGATACGGTTAATGCCAAAATTTCCTACACGTGACAATTTAAGCGCTCCCGCCAGCCTGCGCTCGGGCCGCCCGCGCCTTTCGGCCGGCGATGTCGATGCCAGCGCGCGCTTCAAGGGCGTCCAGAAGCTGGCCGGGGCGATTATTGAGACCGGCGATGTCATGGCGGCGCGCGAGGAGAAGGAAAAGCGCGAGCGTGATGCGCTGGAACTGGCGAGAGCCGAGCTGGACCTCGATACCGGCCTGCGCGGACTCAACCGCAAATATGACAACGATCCCGACTATGCCACGCATGGCGAGCGCTATGGCGGCGAGGCCGGATCGCTCACGGACAGCGTAGCCTCGAAGATCAGTGATCCTCAGAAGCGCGAGCTGTGGCGCCTGAAAGCGCTTAACCAGTCCGATTCGGCGCGTTCGCAGGTGATCGAGCGGAGTGACAGGCATCGCAAGAGCGTGGCCGTCACCGAGCTGCAGGACAAGCTCGACCGCTACAAGGATTTTTATCAGGATCCGGACGCCACGCAGGACGAGCGCGACCGGGCGCTGCAGTCCATTGACAATATCATCACGCTTGGCGAGCGCTCCGGCATCGTGACGCCAAACATGGGCCGCACGCTGCGTGAACGCTATCGCCAGGGGGCGATCGAGGGAGAGGCGCGCACGCGCGCACGCATTGATCCGGACGGCTATCTGAAGGAAATCGAAAAGCCCGGCGCCGGATTCGACATGGCCTTCCCTGAAGACGTGCAGGGCGCGATCGATGCGGCCGTCGCCGAGACCGGCATCAACGCGACATGGATGCAGGTTTTCGCCCGCGTTGAAAGCTCGGGCAATCCCAAGCTGACATCGGCAAAGGGCAAGGGCTCGTATCACGGGCTGTATCAGCTGTCGGAAGAGGAATTCAAGAAGTATGGCCCGAAGGGCGGCGACATCTTCGATCCGGTCGATAACGCCATGGCAGCTGCGCACAAGCTGAGCGCTGAGGCTGCCGAGTATGAGCAGAAATACGGCCAGGCTCCGACGTTGCGCGATCTTTACCTGATCCATCAGCAGGGCGAAGCCGGCTATGCCGCGCATATCGCCAATCCCGGCAAGGTGGCCTGGGAAAACATCCGGCAATATTACACTGATGCCGCGGCGCGCAAGCGCGGCTATGCCGACGGTGAAGCCTATGCCAAGGCGGCGATCTGGAACAACATCCCCGATGACGTCAAGGACCGGTTCGGCATTGTCGAGAATGTCACCAGCGCCGAATTCATGGATGTCTGGGAAGACAAGCTCGGCCGGTTCTCCGCGCGCACGGGCGGGCGCTATGCGGAACTGCCACCATCCATGCGGGAAGAGCTGAAGGTCGTGGCCGAGCGCAGCCGGAATTCCTATCTCCAGGCCGCGCGGTCCGATATCAAGTCCGATCTCAACGGCGATATCGAGCGCATCAGGCTGACCGGCCAGAGCGGCAATCCCGATCTGGAAACCGCCGCGCGCGTGCTGACCCCGAACCAGATCAACGATCACCTGCTCAAGCGCCGTGTGGCTCATGTCGAGTTCAACGCGATGAACGGCATCGAGGCGCTGCCCGATACCGGGCTGACAGAGCGCATCGCTGCCAACGAGCCGGACCCGAGCGAAGACCTCTATGCCGAGCGCGTCAAGATCTACGACAAGCTGAACAAGCGCGTCAGGCAACTGCGCACGCTGCGCGATGAAGATCCGGCCGCGGCCGTCGCCGATCTGCCCGACGTGCAGGTTGCGCTGCAAGGCATCGAAGAAGACAACGCCAGCCCGGAAAGCTGGCAGCGACTTGCCCGCGCCAGGCTGGACGCTCAGGCCGTAATCGACATCCCCAAGGGCCTGCGCACGCCGATCACCAAGGATGAGGCGCGCGTGCGGGCCGCGCCGCTCAAGGGACTCGACCGCGGCACGGAGCTGACGGAAGCGGTCCGGCAGATGCTGACAGACGTTGATCGCGATTTCGGTCCCTATGCCCGCTCCGTTGCGGTCTCGATCGTCGATCTCGCGATCAAGGATCGGGACATCTCCGAAGTGACATCCGGCATCATCCGGAAAACGCTGAGCGGCCGCACGCTCAGCCCGGTCGACGTGCGCGCGGCGGAAGAAGCGACGTCGGCGCTGCTTGTGCAGCGAAGCATGATGCC